AGCATGATCCACCTGGAGATCACCGAGCAGAGCATGATCGATTTTTCCCTCCTGCGGGAGCAGATCATGGGCCTGCACGAGAAGGGCTTCGAGTTCGCCCTGGAAAACAGTGTCGATGTCCGTGGAGCTCTGGATTTCTACGGGCGGCATGCCGGGCGCGGTGATGGTGCAACCCTTCAAGGAATCGACAATGATGCCGACGGCCTTATCATCCGGCAGTTCGGAGAGCATCTCGATGATGCCGTCAATGATGGAATTAAGGTTCACATCTTCGGACAGCTTCGATAGGTCGATGCTCTTGACAAGCGGCAAAACGAGGGTGCCCACCCTCTTTGCGAGGGTGAAGGCCTTTGTAGCCGGAAGCGGACGGAACCGCACGGAGAAGTTTTCAATTTCTTTAGTAATCGGGGAGAGCATTGGTTAGTTACCTCCTACGAGGTTGGCTCCGATGCCGGTATCAAACACCCATGCGCGGGTATTCAAATCGTCGCCGTCTTCCCATTCGGGATCCTTGCGAATCCATGCTTGCGGGGCGAAGAAAAGAGTCTTGCCGAGCAAGTCCTTGATGGTAAGCGGGAACACGCCGGCGTTCGTCACCTGGTCGGCTGCGAGCGCGGCAGAAAGTTCGGCGTTCACGGTAGCGGTCTGCTGGAGCGTGACGGTCACTTCGAAATCGCCCTGGTTCTTGTTGATTCGTTCCACATCGCCACCGGCGCCCTTGGACTTCACGAAAGCGTCGCCGGAACGGTTGACAGAAACAAAGGTGCCTTCGGCATATCCGCTAATGGGAATGACGCCGAAAGTGATAACGACCATTTTCGGGTCGTAGGTCTTGACGGTTAAATCAGGTGCGGGCATTTTTGGCCTCCTTTAATTACACGGAAATAGTGCCGTTGATGGTGACACGATGGATAGCACCCTGGTAGAGTGCGGTAAATTTGACGTCCGGCAGCTTGCGGGCCAGCTTGTCGGCTTGCGGAATGTCGGCGTAACGCGGAACGGTCACGACGATAGAATCAGCCTGCAAGATACCGGCAGAAGCGGCCTGGTTAAGTACGCCCTTGACAAGTCCTTCGATCATGGCTATGCCCGTGTCGTCATACGGAATCTTGCGGTTGTTGACGAGTGCGGAATAGACGCTTTCGCGGAGGCGGGCTTCAAGCCAGTCCGTACCGATGATAATGTCAATCCATTCGCCACTTGCAACCTTGCCTTCCTGGGTAATTTTCACGCCGCCGACTTCGGAATAGAAGTTGCAGTTTTTGGCAACGAGCGCCGTTTCCTTGTTGTCCGTGATGTTGTCGGAGGCTACGCCCTTAAGCGTCTTGTAAGCCCAAGTAGAAGAACCCGGATCATACGGGAAACCTTCGCCCATCCATGCGGCATCGGGATAGTCCGCGCCGGTTGCGGGTACGGCGTGGAAAATAACGGCGGTGCGGTCATAGCCCAAATCCTTAAGGGTGTAGGCCGGATCGGAGGTCTTGGTGCCGTCGTAGCAGTCCACGTTTGCCGTCCAGATAATAGAGAATTTCTTTGCGCTTTCGACCCATGCGGCAATGGCCGCAATCTTGGCGGTCGTGTCAACCATGGCGGGATCGACAACGAGGCCGTACCAGGAGTTTTCTTCGTCGCAAATTGCGTTCAGGGACGCGGCAACGGTATCATCGTTAGAATCGGCACGGCCCACCACAATGCGGTTCACGGTCGGGTTCTGCGAGAAGATAGCGTTTGCAATCTTGTACACGGCGCCGGTTGTGCTCCATCCATCATCGGCAAGAGCCTTTGCGGAGCCGTAGGACTTGGCGCGGGTAAATGTGGACGGTGTGCCGCTTGCGCCGGATGCGAAAGTGGATAGAATTAGGGGAACATTGAAGGCGGCAACGGACACCGAGGTCGTCTGCCTTGTAATGTTGATATTCACGATGTCTTTATATGCCATATTAGGCCTCCTCGATTTCTATTGTAAATTCGTTGATTGGGTCGCCCGTCTGGGCGTCCTTTTCCGTAATCTCCACAGAAAGAATGTAAAGGTTACTTCCTTCGTATGCCCTAGCCCACGACATTGTAAGCGTCAAGAGCGATTCCTTGCGCCATTGGGCCTGTTGCAGGGACGGTATTTCTTGCGGCCCTTCCGCCTTCAATACGGAAAGCCCCGCATCGTTCAAAAGATACTGATATTCTGGGCGGTCGAGCGATTCCAAAAGCTGCATCAAATAATCGCCGTCGCCTTCGACCTCACGAATTTCGACGGTTCCACGATAAACGAAAACACGCGGGGACGGCAAGTCGGGCCGGTTGTCAATCATTTTAGACGCGTTGGAGCCCGCGAGGTTCCAGCTACCGGCGTAATTGATACAGATAAACGTTCCCTTGACGCTCGCCATGTCCTGATGGCTTTTTACCACCTTCACTTTTTTAGGAAGTACGGCGGTGGCCCACCTGTAAAGGGCGTTCCAGAGCTCGGCGGCGGTCTTGGCGTTCGTGACGGCTTGCGGTGCGTTATTGTTCGGCATCTTCGCCCTCCGTCGTTTCTTCGTCGTTTTCTTCCTGGTCTTCTTCGTTCGACCGGCCCAAATGACAACATCGCCCGGTGTATTGGAGCCTTCCACGCTCACGGAAAGCGGAGTATTCGAGTAGACTTTCATCAAGCCGATGTCGCGGCGCCCTTCTGGCAGGAACTGCAATTCCTTGCCGGTCAGCGGTTGAACGGAGCCGGTGAAGGTTCCGTCCGTCTCGCTAAATTCCCATACCCCGTTTACGAGCTCGGCGGTGCGGTGCTTATAGCTAATGGTTCGCGGGAAAAGCGTACTCATACCTTAGCCACCTTGCTTTTGATAGATTGACGGAGAAGACTGGTATCAATGAGGGGACGGGTGCTTTTCTTGCCCTCGACCTTGAACGGCTTGCCCGAAACGTGGTTACGCATCCAGCCGCCTTCAACGGTGATTTGGGCGTTTGGCTCGAAAGAACCTTTGGTAAAGATTTCCTTCATCGCCTGTTCGTAGGTGCCGCCTAGTTTCTTGATGGCGTCCATGGCGGTCGTAGAACCGTTGGATAGGGCCTTCAAAAGCCTTCTGCTTAAGCCCATCATGCGCTTTTCGTTGCGCTGTCTTGTCTGTTGCATCCACGGACGGGCTTCAAGGTGGTTCACCGCGCTGCCCTTCTCCAGGATGTAGCCGATAGCGGCGAGACCTATATTAGAATCGGCGTGCTGTTTTGAGTCGCTGGGTATGCCGACAAGGGCCACGATTTTTTTAGCGGCCTTAAGCTCGCGTTCAATCTTGGCCTTGCCCAAGTCCCTTGTCTTGAAACTAACGGACATCAGCGCCCCCTGCCACCACACACGCCAAAGAAGGGCTTGCAACCCTTGCGGAGCGAAATGAGCATGAGGCCCCAGCGGGTCTGCGAAAGTTCCGCATCGCCAAGATTACCGGCAGAAGCGGAAACGGCACCGGCACCATAGGAAACGGACAGGTCGCCTTCACGCTTGGAAGTAATGGAGCCCGTGGAGCCGCCATCGGCGTTACCGGAGCCAGCCCCAAGAGTTCCAGAACCCAATAGGAAAGCGATGTGGGCAGCCATGAGCGCGACGGCGTGGTTGTACTTCACGCCGTAAAAAGCGCGGTCGGTGCGCTCCTTCGCCATTTCGATGAATACATCAAGGGACGGATCCTGCAACAATGCAGGAGCCACGGCCTGTATGTACTGCTCGATTGACAGAGGATTTGCGCTCATGATTCTTTAGCCCTTGTTATTACTTGGATTCGCGTTCTTCAAGGTCTTTAGCAATCTTGTTCTTGCGGTTCATACCCTTGGCCCGCACGGATTCCTTGGTGGAAGCCTCGACAAACTTATCTGCCTGGGCTTCGGACTGGATTTCGTCAACAACATCGTCGATCTTGTCGTTCGGGATTTCGTCGGGGGTGCAGGGCTTCGCAACTTCTGTTTCCTTGCCGTCCTTGCCCTTCACGATTTCGACCTTGTAGACGGGCACGACATCGCCCTTCTTGATTTTGCCTTCGAGGGTCTTCTTGGCGGATTCCCACACGGCATCGTCGATGACGTTGATGCCGGGTTCGAGTTTGAGCTTCTGCTTGCCTTCGCCCAGTTCGACGATAAGCATGTTTGCGATTTTGTAGTTTACCAGCATAATATTATCTCCTGTTAGATAATAGCCCGTCGTTTATGAAAAAGGGCGTAGGGCCGGGCATGACCCTACACCCAAGAAAAAGGTCGGCATACTATTTGCGTCTTTTGACGGACGCTCCCCGTATGCCGGGGGTGTCTCTTCACAGGAGACTTATTACAGACCGTCACAGAACACAACGGACATCGGGTAGTAAACCAGAGTACCGCCGGTGGACTGAATACACGGAATGTCGTAAACCATACCCGTCAACTGCGGGGGCATCTGTTCGAAACGCTGCGGGATCTGCACTTCGACCTTCAACGGGTCGCGGGCGTAGGCCACAACACGGGAGGCACCACCTGCGCCAGCCGTGGCGAGGTCAGCAACCCAGTCGATGCGCGTAATCTGCGGGTAGTTTTCGCGGATGAAACCCATGATGGTACGGTCACGGTTTGCGCCATACGGGGTAGTCATGAGCTTGTTGTACAGCGAAAGCGGCAGGATCACGGTGTCCGGCTGTTCGATGCCGTTGGTGGATTCCGGGCCGGCGGTGATAAGACCGGCAAAGTCGGCCACGATTTCGTCGGCGGTCTTGGAAGCCCAAGTCTTCGAGCCACCGGCGCCGTTGGCGGCGACGTATTCGGAAATGCCCGGAGCGTTCCAGAAACCTGGGAGCCCGGACTTTGCGTCACCCTTCCAGGCGATGGAGTCCTGCTTTTCGTCGATAGCACGGCGGCAAGCTTCGGCACGCTTGGAATCAAGGGCTACGCCGGCCTTCTGTGCGCGGCGGATTTCCTTGACGGAATAGCCGTAGGAGGAACCGAGGTCCTTCACGGGGCTGGTGTTTTCTTTACCGGCAATGTCGGCACGCGGGAAGTCGTTTGCGTAGTCCGCAATGATCTTCGCCATGCCCACCTTGTCGTAAGAACGCCAAATGATGTGGGTTGCGCCCGGATCCTGTTCGGTGGACACCGGGAGAAGGGAAAGTGCCTTAAGGGCCTTGTGTTCGACATCGTAGGTGCGGCTCTTGACAAGAGCGAGCTGGTTGTCAAAGAACACCTGTTCGTCGGCGTCGAGTCTCATATTCTGTTCAGCCATTTTGAAATTCTCCTTATTAGCCGAGGTCCACAATGAGCAAGTCATTGGCGGCTTCAGCGGTGGAACGTGCGAACCAGCCCGGGTTCAGGACAACATCGGAGCCGGAAGTACCGTTTGCGACGGTCACAGTCTGCGTGCCGTCATTCGTGGTGCCAGTCACGGCGATGTCGTTGGCGGCGACACCCTTTTCCTTTGCGGTGAGGGTAACGACGGCAGAAGCGACACTTGCGACAAACGGGATGTCCAGAGCGTCGATGGCGGTCTTCAAGGCGGCGGCGACATCAGCGGCGGCCTTCACATCGTCGGTGGTGTTCACCTGGGCAACCTTGTCACCGACAACGACGGTAACGACCTTGCTTGCGGCGGACGTGCCGGCAACGGTAATCGTCACGGTGCGCTTTGCGCCGGCGGCAGCAGAAGTCTTTGCGACGATCTTGCCGGTGGATGCGTTCACGGACACTTCGGCGTCGGCGGAGACAGCCTCGCCGGCGGTGCCGAAAATCTTGCCGGTGCGGCAAACGTTGACAGCTTCGCCATCTACGTATTCGGGAGTATCGAGGGCGGTGCGTGCGGCGATACCGAGCAGGGCGCCTTCGCCCTTTGCGGTCACCTGTTCGCCATCGCCAGTGCCAAAGCAAAGACCACCGAACGGAACGGCGCCCTTCGCGAGACGGGAATCAATCTGGTGAGTAACTTCGAGGCCAACCAGTTCGCCCGGCAGGCCCTTGTCCATATTACCATAAGCAGCCATGATTAGGCCTCCTTGTTCTTGTTGAAATCGTCCTTCCAGGCGTTGTCCATGCGTTCGTTGTAACGCTTCTGCGCTTCATCGAGGCGGGCCTGGTTGGAAATCGGTTGTTTGTTCTGGGGAGGAATGTCTGCGGCGTCGCCACGGCTACCGGCTTCCTTCTGCATCGCGATAGTTTCGCAAGCGCAATCGAAGCGGGCGTCAATGTAGGCTTCATCCTTGCCGTCGAGCTTGGCGGACGGGAAAACCTTTTCAATGACGGCCTTCTTGATGTCGGCATCGGCCATGTCGGCCTTTACTTCAACGCCGGCGGCGGTTGCCTTGCCAACGATGTCGAGACGGGCCTTCACGGCGGCGTCAATGCGGGACGGCATGTCGGTTTCGGCCTTGTCGAGGCGTTCCTTGTAGGAGTCGCGTTCGCCTTCGGCGGCGGAAATCTTGGCGTTCAGCTTTTCGGCTTCTGCCTTGGAATCCTTGCGGAGCTGTTCAAGTTCCTTTTCGAGGCCATCGGCGCGATCGACTGCCTTGTGATAGGCGGCAATTACCTGGGGCTCCGCCTGGTAGTCAGCCCCGTCCAAGTGAATCTTATCCATCTTGTCCTCGTTTTGGTTGTTGTTTACTTCATACTTGTTCATGTCGGGGAGGGTAGGCGTTCCGGCGGCGTCCATACGGATAGAGTTGCCGTCACCGGCGCGGGGAACGGGAACCAAGGCAACATGGTTGTAACGGATGTTACGTTGGATGCAGTCATACTTCATGCCCATCCATGTGCCGCTAGTCCAGTCGATGTCGCAAGTGTAGCCGCAAGAGAGCGAACGCGCGGTGCCGTTTTCCACGGCGTCGATGCCGTCCTTCTTGGTCGCGGCCAGCGAAACGTAGACGCGGTAAGAATCGGTGGTTACATCCGAACCGACAGAGCCGACTTGCAGGGCCTCGATGTTTTCGGGCGTGACGGCTTCTTCGGGGTGCAAAAGTGTCAAAGGCTTAAGGCGTAGCGAGGCGAGCGAATCGGCATTGAAAACTTCTTCGGGCAAGCGGAGCTCGCGGCGTTCGGAGCCGTCCGGGTTGCGGTAAGAAAAGACACCGATTGAAGTTACGGGCGCACGGGCCACAAGGAATCCCTCGGCGGTCTTTTCGGCGGGCGAGGTGGCGTAATCGATGGCGTCTTCGTACCAGTCGAGGCGGCTTTGGGCCGCTAAAATCTTGTCCTTTTTATCCATCATAGCCTAAATATAATAAAAAAATAACAAAATAATAACAAAATTTTTTACAAAAAATCCACAAACAAGGGAACGGCGTCTAAAAACCGTCCCCTACGGGGTCTAATTTACTGGATTTCGTCTTCCGTATATTCGACTTCTTCGAGCATGTCCGCTAGAGGATCGTCCATAGGAATATCCCTTACGGCCTCAAAAACCTTCTCGTCGGTGACATCATCCTTGAACTTGTAGTCTATGCCGTCACGGCTCAAAACTACCGCATCAACCCAGCGGTTATATACTATCGAATAGCCCTTCAATAGGCAATAGTCTTCAAGTTCGATTGATTCTGTCAGCTTTTCGGTTGTCATTCTATCGGGCCTCCTTAATCAAATCTAATACAAAATCGCGCGAAGTGGGTAGATATTTTTCAAGAAGTTCCCTGCCGTTGTCGTTCGGGCTCGACAACATTTCGAGAATTTCGGCAAAAGCCTCCACCGACTTGTTCGCTTCGCCGTCCCGTCCTCTCCAGTATCGGGAGCCGTGGCCCAGGTTGCCGAAAATGTTTTCTTTACCCGTTCCGGCCTCGAACATATCCGAGAAAGCTCCGAACACGGAATCTTCGTCCCCGCCCTTCTTCGTTTCCTTGACAAGATCAGTCAGCGTCTTGCTGAACTTGTCTATGGTCGTGATGTTGGCCGGATTCTCGTAGCGTTCTATGCGGTTCAAGACATAGTCCGAGACGATGTTTGTTTTCCCGTTTGCAAGTGCCTCGAACATTTCGCGGTTTTCGAGTGTGCCAAGAATAGCCATGGTTTTCCGGTGCGTCTCGATGTCGTTCACCTTACCCATCGCGGCCCTAATCCAGTCATAACGCCACGAACCTTCGGCCTTCAAAGACTCGGCAATGGCGGCCCTGCTTTCGTTCGGTATCGACTTGACAAGGCCATTGATGGTGTCGAGCCGTTCGGCCTTTACCGCCGTAACAATGGGGTCTATCAGTTCGTCCCTTACGATTTCGCCAAGGTTCCTGTTGCCGAACTTTGCCGACTTCAAGGCAGACGCGTAAACGGCGCCATTGCTTCGCCCTATCTTCCGGTCTATGGCGTGACCCACCTCATGCACGATGTCGCCGCCCGTGGCCCCGGCTCTCTTGATTTTCACATCAAGGAAAAAAGAACCGAAGGCGCTCCTGGACGAGCTTTTGAGTTCACGCACGAAAGACAAAAAAGTATTCGAGTAGGCAAGCTGCGATTCTCCGTCGAGCCTCTTTATTCGTTCGAAGGCGTCTCTCTTTACGCGGTTCGGAATCTTCGAAGATTCGGGGAACTTCGCGGACAAGGAATTTAAAAATTCCTTTTCGCTTGCAAAGATTCCAACGTTTTCTGCGATCGGTTCGGGTTCGGTCGTTGTAGGCGGCTCCACTTCTTCGGGTACGGACGGCAAATCGGAGCCCTCGACGCCTTCGAGTTCATTCCAGTTCGGGACGGCCACGCAACGGCACATGATAGCCATTCCGGGGTGGAAATACGGGGCGTCACCGGCACGTTTCACCCATTCGCCGTTTTCGAGCCACACGGTCGGATCGTCCCAGCGGCAAATCTTGCCCTGCATGACAAAATGAGACGGCAACGCCTTCGGATATAGGCCGCTAGGGTCGCCCCTGACGCGTTCATCCTGGGCCGTGTCCCAAACGTATGTTTCAAGGCCCGCATCGGTCATGCGCCCCTGCGTCAGCGACGAGTTCAGCTTTGCGGTCTGGTCTCGCGCTATGATTCGGGCGCGGCGGTAGCTTATGCCCGGAAGGTCTGCATTTATCAGGGCCGTGACCTCCTTTGCGCTCTTGCCGACCTTCACTCCGTCGCGGATTCTTCGGGCCACCGTGTCGAGCATGTCCTGCGTGGCCTTCGTGATAAGCGTCACCTGTTCGCGCGACCATTCATCCAGCACATTCTTTAGCCACGGTTCATCTTCCTCGAAAACCTCGCCAATGGCGATTTTCTTAAATGCATTCAGTTCGCGGCGGTTAAATTCGGAAAGCGACTTCGAAACGCTGACGATTGCACCGAGGGCGGGGCCGTTCGTTCCAGGAACGGGCTCCAGGTCTTGCAGGGCGTCCACGCGCGGCACAATCATGGGTACGGCGATTTTCGCGTATTCCTTCCACCTTTTCGACATGAAGCGGTTTATGGCCGCTGCATATTGCCGTTCAAGCGAAAGCGGGTACTTCCATTTTATGCCCTTAAGGCGGCGCAACTTGACTTTAGTCATGCCGCCCGCCCGTTTGAGGTCGTTTATAAACTTGCTCGTAGGAATCATTTATTTTATTCCCCCGTTACGTTACGCGCCGGCGCCGTTGCCCTCGTCCTTGTCGAGGTCTATCAAGGCCTCGTCTTCCACGCTGGTTTCGAGCGCATAGCCGCCAACAAAGCGGTTCTTTCTCACCTCCTCCTGCGAAAGCACTCCGGCATCGACATAGTTCTTGTCGGTTCGGCTCTGGATTTCGCGGGTCTCGGCATCCGTCTTCTGGTCGCGTTTCGAAAGCGGGTTGAAATTGATGGTGAGCGATTCCTTGGAAGTGTCCACGGTCTTTGTCTTCGCGTTCAATATGCCCATGAGCTTGTAAAGCGGCGGCGCAAGCTGCGCCTGTTGCAAACCGGCAACGTAGGAATTGAAGTTGTCGTCGTCGCCCTCGCCGGTGGCGTTCATTCCTGCCGCGGAACGACCAAAAAGCAAGGTCACGGGTATTCGGTAGGAGCCCGCCACGCTCATCGCCTGACGGTCCCAAATTTCGGGCAAACCGGCAAAGGAGAAATTCTCGCGGGTGCAGTCTTCGCCCTCGCCAAGCATAACGCCATTGATGATGCTTTTCTGTTCGTCGATGGCTTCCATGCGTGTCTCGATGGCCTTGTAGTTGTTTTCGGACACAAGCTGTTCCAGGTTCGACATCTTGTACTTGACAATCGAACATTCCTTTACGAGGTGCGAGATTCCCTGCACCGTCGTGCCGAAGTGGCCCGCGTCTTCAAGGCCCTCGTAGATAGCGGATAGTCCCCAGAACTTCTCATAGTCGAGCCAGCCGGGAAAAGCCGCGTCTACTTTCGTTACGGACTTGAAAACGAGACAGCGGGAGGCATGTACCGTGAAGAAAGTGCCGGATGCCGTCTGCAAGATGTAGCGTTCGAAATTCTCGAAATACAATGATTCCGGCATCTTCACCGTTTCCATCATCGAGAGCATCACGCGGGTGCGCGGGTATACACGGAGACCGCGAACAGTCCCGCCCTTGGACGGGTCCCATGGCAAGTCCCACTCGCCCGCCCCGGCAACATCGAGAACGATGATAGAACCGCCGAAAATACGCGCCCACTTCAATGCCTCTATTATCTTTGCGGGGCCGTCGAGCTTCTGGAACGCCTTGTAAAGTGTACCGTCGTCGCCCTCGACCTCAAAGCCGTTCTGCATCATTTTCTCGGCTACGATGTTGACGGCGTTCTTGACGCGTCCGTCGGTGTAGTACAGGCTTTCAAGCTGTATATCGACAAGGCGCGGGAATCCCGGCACAACGTCGATATTGTTGGATGTTCCGACAAGAGACTTGTCTTTGTTCATTCCGAGCCCGGCCAAAACGTTTCTCCAGGCGTCGGTGCGGAAAAGGCTGGATAGTTTCACCATTTTTCTTTTCTCCTAGTTTGTCTTTTTTTCCTTTGTTCTTATTGATAGAGGCCGGAAACACCGCCGCCACGGTAAAAGGCCTGTCGCAAGAGGGAGGACGCGCTGTCGGGCGCGTCTCGCGGGTCTTGGCCCGGTCGGTAGTCGTTGACCTGGTTCAAATAGTTCGGATCCGTGTTCGGGTCCCATACGATTCGCTGCCAGTATTTTTTCAGGAACGAAACGATCTTTATATCCTTGTTCATGCTCTCGGCATAGGCGCGGACGGTCGGGAATCCTGGAATACGCCGCAGTTCTCCAGCCGCCATGCCCTTGTCTGGGTTCTTTTCGATGTGGAACGTGCGAACGTTGCGATTCCTGCACTCGCGGGCGAAATCCAGCTTGCAATCCTCGAAAGTGCCGGTGTATATCTTGCCGTAAGCCTGAATCTTGCCGTCGGGCCGCTCCGCCATGATGGTGAGGGCGTTCGTACAGGAGCCGTCCCACGCGGCATCCATGTGGCCGTGTACTCGCGTGGGTCGGATAGACCAGTCCCACTCGCCGTAGATAGGCTCGTCGAAAATCTGGCCTTCATCCTTGACGCTCGTATCGAGCATATAGTTGATGGCGAAGAGCGAGGCGGTCGTGGTCGCCCTCTTTTCGGCCAGCTCCTCGGCGCTCAATATCTGCGTGTCCTGCGGCCTGTACTTGATGGCGTCGGGAATGACGAGGTTTCCCGCATCGTTCTTCATGGCCCAGGCATCGTCGTAGTGCCACGGCGTGCCTACAAACAGGCAATTCTTGCCGGGGTCGATGATGTTAGTCATGATTTCAAGAACGCCCTGCTTCACCATTTCGCGGTGTGCGCGGGAAAGCCTGTCCTTGATGGTGATAATATCGTCGCAAAGGATGCGGTCATAATGTCGGCCCGTCGGCACCTGGTTAATGCCGTATGCGTCGATGGATCCTTCCTTCGTGATGGTGCGCTTGAAATCGTAAGTGACGGAGCCGAACGGGGAGCGCAACTCTGTCGGCGTCTTGCCGTGAAGATAGGCAAAAAGGGACTGGATGGCCGGGTTCCTCATATAGGCCTTGATAGTTTCGAGGGTGGACGCGGCTTCCGTCCACGTTTCGCGAATCAGGGCTATACGGTCGGCGGGGTGGAAAAGGAGATAGTAGACAATGCCCACTTCGGTCACGGCGGTTGTCTTGTAGGCGCCACGGTGGGCCATGAGCGAGAAATGCTTGCCGCCCGGAGAGTCCCATACCATCTTGCACCAGTCGGAATGTAACTTCTTTAGCTTCGTCTTTCCTACCATGTGACCCAAAAGATGCGGGTAGTCCCGCACTTTCTCGACCAAATCGGGCGTCCACGAAAAAGCCATAACAGCAACCCCCGCCCTTTACCCTAGACCGGAAAAAACGGTAATGGAAGGCTCGGCGGCGTGCGTTCCGCTTGCGCCTTCCGTCTTTGCGGCCCCGTCTTCACCGTTAGCGGCTTCGGCGGGCGCGACAGATTCGGGCTGCTTCGGTTCCACCTTTCGGCCCTGCGCGAACAACGTAGAAAGCATAAGTTCCGTGTCCGGCGTCATGGTGGATGCCGGCGTTTCTTCTTCGGTGAACCTCATGCCGGCAAATTCCGCGATTTTCAAAAGCTGGTCGGCGTTGCCTTCCTTGATGGCACGCAACAGGGCGCGATAGAAAACCACCTTGTCGATGGTGTCCTTTCGTTGGATCGGTACATTCAGTTCCTTAAGCGATTCGTAAAGGGCCTTTGGTACTGCGATTTCAGCCGTCACCACTTCGCGAATATCGTCTAGTAACAGCTTCTTTCTATCCTTAAGCTCTTTTCGCGCCTTGTTGCCGAGGGCACCGCGCCGCCTTGCTTCTTCGGTTGTCTTGATTGGTTTCAAGTTTGCGAGAGATTTTGCGTTAGGTTTTTTTCTAGCCATATTTACCCCAACATCAAAACTCTTGCAATTTCAAGCGAAACGCAAGGTATATTTTTTGTTACATTTACCATACAATTTTTCATCCTGTGAGATAATTTTGTATTAAAAATATAACTTTTTTGCAAGAAAAAAGCCAATAAAAAGTTAAGGCGGCGCCAAAGCCACAAAAGGTAAGAAAAATATAGTATTTTCGTATCTTTCAATACGCGCCTAAAATACTAAATTGGAAAAGAGGTTTACAAATGATCAAGCGCATCGCAATTTCACTAAAAAAGGAATACTGGCACCAGATAATCGAAGGCCAGAAGCCGGTCGAGTTCCGCAAATACGCACCGACGGAGAACCCGGAAGAACCGTTCCTCGCGATAGTACACGAAAGCGGTACATACGCATGGCAGGGCGTGATTCTTTTCTACGGAGCCGAGAAAGACCAGGAAACCGGCGGCTACTGCTGGATCATCCGCCAGGTGTTCACGTTCCCGGAGGGCCGGAGACCTATGGCCTACTACAAGAAGAAAAACGGCCAACCCATAACAGGCTGGCCCCAGACATTCATCGAATTGTCGCGCTAGAAATTCAGCTTGCTACAAATCGCCTGACATAATGTTCTTAAGGTCGTCGAAACTGACGGCCGTTTTTTCTTCGGGCCACCCGTGCGAGGCCATGAAGGTTCTCTTGTCGGTCTCGCTCTTGAAAACGACTGTCAAGACGCCCTTCATTTCCTCGATGTTGTAGGAGCCGAACTCGGCGTCATGCTTGCGGTGCTTTTCTGCACGGTCCCGACGGGCAGCGCGATATTCCGCCTTTTCTTCTTCGGAAACTTCTTTCTTGGGGACGCTACCGAAGCCGGAGGCGGAACACTCGAAATCGGGAAACTCGACGCTTGCCAGTTCCTCGGAAAAAAGCAGATCATCCACGGGGTCGATGTCAAATTCCCTGCAAAGGTTCTGTATGGTGTCGAAATCATACTCCCCCATAAGGTCGGAATTGTTCAGGGCCACGTTGAGCTTGACCTCGTCCTTTTCGCAAAGGTCAACCTCGATCACATCCAGTTCGTAATCGGCCCTTCCCATGAGTGAATCCAGGGCAGAAAGCCGCTGGTGTCCGCCTACGATGTGGCTGGTTCTCTTGTTGAAAATGGGGGCGCCAATAAGCCCGAACTTCTCGATGGACTTCTTAAGCCTTTTCCTGTTTTCGTCGGAAATGCGCCGGGGGTTGAAATCCTCGGTGTCGATTTCGGAACGCATGATTTTTCTAGGCGTCGCGTTTTGTAATGTGGACGCACTCCGGGTCGTTTTTGAATCTTTCATAATCAACCTCTACTCTAGGATCCTGCCTGATGGCGCACTGGTAATCTTCCTCGCTAATCATGTGCCGCAGCACGACGGCACGCATCCAGCAGAACTCGTCAAACTCGCGCTTTGCCCCGAAGGAATATTCCGGGGATAGGTTCAGTTTGTGGGACTTCGCGTAGGCCCTGACTTGTGAATCCTTCCAGTCGCGAAGTGGCGCAAAGAAGGGGAAGTTGAGGGCGAGGCCGTTATCCTCGGAGCCCTTCAATATCGCGCGTCTTTGCAGGGAATCGTAAATCTTGTAACCGATGCCGATAAGCTGCGAGCCGTCCTGTTCCATGATCTTCCGGAAAAGCGCGGCCTGTTTCATTCCGCATTTAACGGGGTTTTCATGGATTGCTATGGTTATGCCGTTTTTTCGCTCCAGGTTCGCGAGATACCGCCTTTTGTACGGCAGAACCTCCGAATAGAAAGTAAGATAGAAAAAGGCGTGCTTCTTGAGGTCGAGATACTTGGACGCGATGTCCAGCATGACGGCCGAATCCTTGCCGCAAGACAAGGCAAAAGAAACCTTCCGCGGATCGTCGCGGAAGGCCTCGAAACTCCTGAAAAGAATATTGCCCATATTCGGCACCCGTTAGCCGCTGGAAGAAGCCTTTGCGCCGGCCGGGAGCCTGGCGACATTACGGGAGGAACGGGAAACGAAGCGGCCCGTACCGGTCGTCGTGGTCGTGGTCGCTCGGAAACCGCCTTCGGGGCGGCGTCTGTAAGTGGTGGTTGTCGGCATAGTTTACCTCGTTGCAAGAAGTTTGTAAGCTAAAAATAGTTTAAAATTCGCCGTTTTTTTTTGTAAAATCTAGTTTACAAATATAATTTTTACAAAATGTAAATAAAAAATATCAAGAAATTTCGGTTTCACCACTTGTATAAAATACATAAATTATGTATATTTATGCCGTAAACAAAACAAAAGAGGTACAAAATGAAAAACGAAATCCTGAACACCTGCTACACGAAAGAAGTCGAGGCCTACCTTGGCGGTCGCGGCTACGAAGGAAGCCACAGCCACACGAAATACGACGAGCTGGCCCCGAAAATCCGCGAAATCATGAGGTCTTGCAAGGTGAAGGGCGTCACAATTTCGACGAAGTGGTCTGGCTACACGCCGAAGGTGACGATAAAGTTTCGCCTTCTCCCGGGTGATGTTCGCACGTTCGAAGACTGCAAGAACGACCTCATGAACCTCAACGAAAACCACTACCTGCGTGCATCTTGGGTAGTCGATCCCGACCAGAAGAACGGCCCCACGGTTCAATCCGGCGAGTTTTTCAAGTGGTCGGGCGAGAAACAGGAACGCGCCCTTGAACTTTGGGCCTCCGACAAGTACGCCCAATATACGGAAGGCTACCCGTTCACCATTTGCCACGGATGGCAGTTGAAGCGCGAAGAAGCCCAGATGTTCACGGCTCAATTCTGGGATCGCTGGGAAGCCATGACGAAAATCATCAGTTCGTTCAACTACGACAAGAGCGAAAGCATGGTTGACTATTTCGATGTAGGATTCTACGAAAGATGGGAGATTTTACCCGCAAAGAAAGCCGCCTAAAGACAGCCAACGACCAAACGAGACCCGCCCACCGAGGGCGGGCTTTTTCGTAAGCAAAAAATATCATTTTTTCTTCGGTTTTTATCTTGACAAAGTTAAATAAATTATGTATATTATGTACATAAAGAAATTAAAAACGAGGTAAAGCAAAATGAAAGAATCCATGCAGAAAACAAAGAAATTCGCCGAAGTATTCACAAAGGCTTTCAATGAGGCAATCAAGACCAAAGCCGGTCAGGAACTCACGAAGAACATGGCAATGTTCGCCTTCTGTAACGGAATGACAAGCAAGAAGGCTATAAAGAAGCTCAAAGACGATGTTCTTAGCAGTGCCTTCTATTGCCTCCTGAAAGAAGAAAAGGGCGTGCGCGACATTTTCGCAAAGTGCGTCTATGAGGATTTGAGGGCCGAAGCCTAAACAACGGGAAAACGGAAAAAAGAGGATTAGAAAAATGAAAAAATTTAAGATAACATCCTGGACAGGCAAGACCTTTGTTGTGGAAGCCGCCGACAAACTTGGGGCTTGCGTAAAGTGGAGCGCGGAAAATAAGGGTAGCTGGGAGGCCCCTGTTAAGGTGGAGGAGGTTTAACATGATTATCGAAACTCCGATTGGCAAAGACAAAATTTTCCAAATCGACACCGACAAGCTGGAATATGACAAGAAGGGAAAAATCGTCAATTGTAGCGAAATCAAGCTCCCCAGGAGCGTCAAAAACGACCCGAAGATGCTTGAACACTACAAAAAGTGGTACAGCCTCGTAGAAATCAATGGCCGTTTTTACGACAGAACAATGCTTGCCGCGGTTTTGCGAGGCACCACGGTAACGGTCACTGTCTAGTCCCAAATCCACAGAATCGACAAGTTATCAACAGCCCCGCAAGGGGCTTTCTTGTTGTTCCATGTGAAACTATGCACGTATTCGCATAAACGCTATATTTTCTTTTGCACAGAAACACACTTTTAAGGTGTTTTCCGTTTATGCCGTGTGTTTGCCTGACGAAACGCAAAAACGCATTTAGGACGCACGCAATGCAAAACGGCGGCTATTCCAGGTTGGAATACCAGGAGCGAAAAGCGGAATCTTGAAAAAAAAGCACCATTTTCGTGACCCCACGAAAATGATACGGCAAAATGCGAAAATTCGCCTTTATACTCTCCCAAGTAAGAAAAATGGTTTTTATGCAAATAACTATCTGTTTACAATATTGGATATTATCTTTCTTTTTCTTATTCTCTTTCTTATTCTGAAAGAAGATTTGGTTTTTTTTGGTTTAATTTGGTTTAAAAAAAAGCAAATTGGTTTCTTTTGGTTTAATTTGGTTTTTATTTTAATAAAATTTTCAAAACAAATAAATTTTTTACTAATTTTCTATTGACATTTGGTTAAAATTGTTTTATATTCATTTCTGGAACTTTTTTTCTTTGAGGAGTATATGGCAGAAAATAGAGCCGTCATGATTAACGAAAACGCCGTCAAGAGGGCGGAAGACTACATCAAGAACACGAAGGAGGAAAAGGGCATAAATCTTTCAATCGGCAACGTGTTCGCCATGGCCCTGGATGAAATGCTGTCAAGGAAGTGATGGATGGCTGCACCGAAGGACAGATTTTGGGCGAAGGTGCTTTTTCGCGACTTCATCAGGCATTACCGAAAAATGACGCCTGAAGAAAGAGCCGAAGACATCGAGAAGTCCATGGACGCCCTGGAAGACCTTGACGAAACCGGATCATCGTTTGGGTCGAAGATGGTTTTCTGGGCTACCCACAGGGCGGAAAATTATCCACAGGCGAGCGAGAACGGGAAGAAGGGTGGAAGGCCGCGCAAGGACAATGAATCTACGGCAGGCGCCACTACCAGCGATGTGAAACCGGATGGCGTGCGCGTCGCCCCGAAAGCTGAACCCGTCACGCCTGACAAACATTCCCTCGCATACTCCGGCAGGGGCGGCAACGTACACCTCACGGACGACGAGTACGCCATGCTCCTCCAGGAACTCGGAAACAAGCGAAAGGCAGACAAGCTCATCGACTCGCTCGACTACGCGATTTCCGAGGGCAAGACATTCAACGCGCCGCACTTCCATGTACTTATGCACTGGAACGACTACCGCGAGGAGAAGGCCGCGGAGGCCGCTGAAACCGCAAAGGCCAGGGCGGCGGCAAACGCGGAGGCCTTCGGCAACGTAGACCGCCGCACACCGTTCCAGAAGAACCAGGACGAACTGCACCAGCTCTACGTTATGACATCCGAGAAACTGAAGGAGCTGAAATGAGCAACGAAGAAATCGCAAACGCGGTCGTTAATGAACTCACCCTCGCGTACATGCAGGCCGGTTCGAAAATCGGTACGGCCAACGCCCTCGACGTGGCGAAGTCCCTCTGCGAATCGCTCGACTTCAAGGACGCCGTCGAGGTCAAGGCGACCTTCCGCCGAGCCAAGATGATGCAAGACATCCCCACCCAGCGCACACTAGCCGAGGCGCTCGCAAACCACCGCGCCGAGACATACTCGCAGACGTCTTCGCTCCCCCTCATTGAGAACCTCGACCCCCGCGCCGCATGGCTCCCTGCCGACATGAGGCTCCGCAAGAACAACATGATGATAGCCATCAGCAACCTGTCGGCAGCGATTTCCGACGCCGAGTATTTTGAATACTGCAAGGTACACCTCACGCATAAGGAGAAGCGTGGCGACAAGGAAGTTCCGGTGTATGTCAACGAAGCCGCCGCGCTCGCGTTCGACAGGCCGAAGAAGGCCATGCTCGAATACCTCTACGAGAAATACTGGCGCCTACTCCCGATTGCCCAGGGCTACCCGAAAGACGCACCGCTAAACCACGGACTTATACCGCCGAGCGTGCCTAATTTCAAGGTAATGCTTGCCCGCGAAGAAAGACTCAAAAAAATGTCACAGGAGGAAAAGTAATTGGTATGACGCTTACAAAAGAATTTGTCAACAATTGCCGAAAAATTGGCGCATTGCGTGATTTTCTCTGTCAAGCCATGGATCAAGTGGACGAAAAGGACAAGGAAATAGCTGAACTGAAAGAACAGTACAAGGACATGGATGTAACACACACCGTGCACATCGCAAAGATGAACGCAAGGATTGAGGAACTTGAATCCTCCCTTGAATCCGAGAAGGCTTCGCGCTACGCCGACTCCGTGGATGCGGGTATGCGTGAGCGCAAGCTGAAACGTGCATTGTATATTGCACATGCCCACAAAGCCAGATTCAAGAGATGGTGGCTACATCTTGCGCTTGATTGCGAAGCGAGTGCGATTCGCCCAGACACAAAAACAATAAATCGGATTAGGGGAAAAATTGGAAATTGTGAAAAGTCCGAACGCAAGTGCCGAGCGAAAGCGGAGGAATACAAATGACTTTCTTAAAATTTATGCCATTTCATACTCACGATTTTAAAGTGATTTCAAGACAAGCTCTATTTCCAATAGTTGATGGTAAACAAGAAGAACGAATTGTAGAGAAATGTAGGATATGTGGAAAGATTGAAACTAAATTCAAATATGGTCCAATTATGCCTAAATTAAAGCATTTTGACGACATCGATTCATTTGGTTCAAAAGATTGCATTGTAAAATATGGGAGAACTCGAAAATGATCGAAATGAAGGCATTTACATTTGGCTTGGGTCAATACATGGAAGATGGTAGTCCTTGTGTGGTTGCGTTTGACGGGGAAAAGAATCCTAGACTTGCATCTGATGAAAAGTTCTACCTCCAGTCCGAAGCCGACAAGGTTATTGCTTATAAGGACAAAGAGATTGCGGACTTGATCGAAAAGAATAAGCGATTAGCTCGTAAAGACCTCATTATGGCTAGTGAAACGATTAAGGACTTGGAGGAAAGCCACAAGAAGGAAGTCGGGCAGTTGCTGATGGAGATTGCGGGACTTAAAAAATTAGTAGAGACCGCAGACAAACTGTTGAAACAAAGAGGTGGTTTTACAGTCAAGGAAATTACGTTCAACGGTGTAAAGTTGGAAGGTTTTAAAAAGGAGGCGTAAGATGTGCGAGTATTGCGATTTGAAAAAATCGGAGGAATACGGAGGCATTTATCGAGGTAAAACGATGGCCGACAGAGATTTCTTTGAAGCATGTCGTGATGTGCCGACAAAAAGCGTCCGCATTTTCATTGCGGAAAACGATATGTGTACATCTGGATTAGGCCTATATCTTGACGAAGGCGGCGTGGCTAATGTCATCGGCTTAAGACACATTGACTCGGTTTCCGTAAATTTCTGCTTCCATTGCGGGAAATCGGCAAAGGAGATTTTAAAGAAAATCGGAAAGGTGGCGAAATGATTAACAGAGCGAAATTGCGAGGGACAAGACTTGACGAAGATTGCAAGATAGCCAAAACAACCACCGAAGCTGACCTTTGCGTCTGTTTCGGATTGATTGACAACGCCGAGAACCTTTTGGAAAAATGCAAGAAGTGCAAGGCGCTTGTCTGGAACGCAGAAGAACAGATTATTAAACGAATGAAGGAGAACAAATGAAAACGCTGACGCTTTCGCTGAAAAAGCCGTGGTTCGACATGATCAAGTCGGGCGAAAAGAAAGAGGAGTATATGGATGTCTCTATGTCTTTTTACTGGGCTAATCGTCTTCGAGAAAGAACCAAAACAAGTGATGGTTGGAAGTATGGCGATTTCAAGCACTTTGACCGCCTCGTCTTCACTCTCGGCTATCCAAAAGCCGACAACACGAAGCGCCGCCTTGAATTCAAAAACCCGAAAATTCGCATCGGCACCGGTCGCCCTGAATGGGGCGCGGAGCCGGGAAAACTGTATTTCGTGATTAGCTGGGACAAGGAGATGGAAAAATGAATACGCTTGCGTCACTTCTAAAAGAACTTAACAAGAAAGACTGCCCAAAGTTTATCATCTTGAACGAGCTTATGATATTGAACACAAATAACATAAACTCGATATTGTTTGATACGAAAAGGAATTACAAAGAAACCAAAGACGACCCGTTTATAGAAATCTTATTTGGAGAAGAAAGAGAAAAATTTTACGGGTTGCGAGTTTCGCAAATCCTGGATGCTATTAAACAAGGTAAGGAAAAAGAATGACTAAAGTCTTTTTCCCAAACGTAAGGACAAGGAGCGCATAATGGATAAAATCGCATACAATGGAATGGAGCTGGATGAAGTAACGGAACCTCAAATTTTCGACCCGCCGAGAACTATGCTGGTGTGGGGAGATTGTTCCGGTCACGTAGAAGATCACGTCAAGAAAGCGGAAGTAGTGGCAATTTTGCCAAGGACTGCGCTCAAATATCCAATAATCACAGAAGATGATGATGGCTATGAACACGGGGCATTTATTCCCGAAAAGCCCGCACCGCGCATGGCTACCAACCGAGAGCTTGAGAAGTGGCTGGCGCAAGGGAACGGCGAAGTCCTTTCTCTCATGCCAACGACAAATGGACACTCCCGCGAGGTGGTAACAACCGACTGGTATTACTTCAGTGGGGATGATAGCAAGACTGTTGATTATGGGTTCGAAGGGCAACGCTGTAAAGGAGTTCGCAAGTGGGACGATGAAGAATGGCACACGCCCGATGTGGAGTACATGGGTATAACAGAGGTGAAGACATACGAAGATGTCGTGAAAAGGGAAGGCTAAAAAAATGGATAGCAAGCAATTTATCGAAATCCGGCGCCTTATCGAAAATGAATTTTCGCACGCCGTCACAAAGCACCCGAAATTTTGCGACCACTTCATAGACGAAAGTGCAAGAACATGGGCCGAAGCCGAAATGCGTATCAAGGCCAAGAACAGCCAGCCGCCGGAGTACGCCGATTGCGTCATCATGGAAGAAGTGGCCGAGGCTTTTAGCTCCTATTCCAAGGGCGAGCTGGATAACGCCTTGCATGAGTTTGCACAATGTGGTGCCGTTGTAATGCGTTGTATGTTCTATGTAATGGAAAAGATAGACATAAATGCAAAGACTTGATTCACTCTATATTCGGGGGTTCAGGGCCGGAATCCGGGCGGTGCTTGATTTTGTCGATAATATCGACAAAAGTAAAAATAAGTCCGCCAAGGTTGTGAGTAAGAACACGGTGCAACTGGTGAAACTTTTGCACGAAAATGCCGTGGAACTTGCAGATGGCGAACGCCCGGAACTTTGGATAACCCCGGATGGAAAATTGTTTTTTAAAAATGGGGAAAAGTCTCAAAATGGAATTTAGTATCTACCAATTAGCTAGGCAGCGAATCGCTGGCGCCACGATCAAGGCGCCGACAAAGAAGGTCACGCTTTCGGAGTGCGGACACCTCATCAAGGCTAAGGAACCGAAGAAACCGAGGGAGAAGCACGAACCGACGCCCGAAGAAATCGAGGAACGGAAAGCCAGGCAGCGCAAGTATTCCCACGACTGGTATATAAGGCACAAAGCCGAATGTACGGAGAAAAGCAGGGAGTGGGCCAGGAATAACCGCGAGAAGTCGAGAAAGCAGAGCCAGAACTATTACTGGTCACACAAGGAGGAGCGCAACGCGGCAAGCAAGAAGTGGCGCGACGAGCATAAAGAAATCTATAACGCCCGCATGAGGGCGTATAGAAAGAAACAAAAAGAGAAAAAGCAAGCCCTAAAACCTTAAATTTAGCCCGTTTTTCGGGCTTTTTTTGTTTATAAAATTTTTACATATTTTTATAAAAAATATCTTGACAAGTTATAAAGAATTATGTATATTTATAACGTAAACAAAAACGAGGTTGACGAAATGAAAAACTTTTATGTGATACGCGAATTGGTAGATAGAACAGACATTGAGCCTTTCTACCTACAATACGAAAGAGCTAAAGCATACTTTAATCAAATGAAAAAAAGCATCAATCATAAATATATAAAGCGACTCCAATTAGTTACTGGCGATTACGTTCATGGTCGTTCGGGAAAGCTGCTCCGTGGCAGCACGCATGAAGTGATGATTGAATTTGTACCGTACAATTAACACCCAACGGCGAGCGGGCAACGCCTGAACCCGTAAAAACGAGGTTTTCAAATGGAAGAAAAAATTTTAAAGGCGTTAGGCCTCAAACAGCAATTCCAGAACGGAATCTATGACGACAAGCACGGTCACTTTGTTATCGACCTTTCCGACTTCAACAAGCTCGGCACGATCTGTTTTATCGGTTGCGTTTACGCAAACCCGAACCAGGAAAACAGAACAACGGATTTAGTCTGGAATGTCAAGACCGTAAAAGAACTTAAGGCGGTCTACGACATGTGGAAAAAAGTTGTTATCGTCAATTACTGAAAAGGAGCAAAAACTAATGGGTTACACAACTTTGAAACCGACAAGCATCACGCCGAAGGCGCATGAGCTGGCAAAGGAAGAAGCCAGACGGCGCGAAAATATGGGCATCCCGTCCAGCATTACCGCCGTAATTTCCGAAGCCGTGATTGACAAGTACGGCGATGGCAGCACAAAAAAAGGAGTGAAAAAATGAAAAAGGACAAACTTTTTCTCGCGACGATAAACGGCGAACTGGTGGGCGTAATGACGATGGCGGACGCCATCAAGTATGCCTGGAACATGGATCACGCCACGCTTTCGCTTGAACCTGAACCGGAAAAGGCTCCGGCAAAAACAAAAACCGAGGTTTAGCACCATGGCAGACGAAAAAACCGTAAATTACAAGTCGCGCAAGTCCCGTTCCGAATTTTCCGTGAAGGGAACGCCGACAAGGGCCTTTCTTGCCGTGAGTGGCGAAGCCGCCACGAATCCGAAGGTATTGAAACAGATTAGCGATGTGCGTAAAGGCTCTTATGACTTCGCCACCGTTGACTGGATGGCCCGCCAACTCAAAGAAACCTACTAAAGAATTTCACACACACAAAAAAAGACTTTTCACAGGAGACTTTTTAAAATGCCCGAAACCGCAACCGAAGACAAGAAAATCCAGACCGTGCCGTCCATCAAGGTCGAGGAAGACTATTCCGTAACCGTCGTAAACAAGGCCAGCCTCTTGAGCTTCTTCAAGGATGGCGCCAACCTCGACGGACTCTACAATGTCGTTCAGGCAAAGGCCCGCGCACTCGTTGCCGATGTAACGACCGCCGACGGCGTATCCAAGATCAAGAGCACCGCCCGACAGATTGCAAGCATCAAGAAGCGCGTTGACGATATTGGCAAGGACGTGGTTGCCGAACTTAAGGACTTGCCGAAGCAGATTGACGCCAACCGCAAGAAGTGGCGCGAAGACATGGAAGCCCTGCAAGAAGAAATCCGTAAGCCTGTTACCGAAATCGAGAACCGACAGGCCGAAATCGAGGAAATCAGGGCGACCCACGGCAAGCTGGCTCTGTCCGGCTCCGAAGAAATCAAGGCCGCTATCGAATCGCTTGACAAAATCGAGCTTACTGGCGATAAATGGAAGGAAAGCCTCGAAGACGCCACCGCCGCCGTGACCGCCGAAAAGGGCGCCCTCGAAGTCATGCTTAACGCCGCGCTCAAGAAGGAGGCCGAAGCCCGCGAGCTCGAGGAACTCCGTAAGAAACAGGAAGAAGCCGAGCGCATTATCCGCGAGCAGAAAATTCGCGAGGAGGCCGAGCGCAAGGCACGCGAAGAAGCCGAGGCCAGGGCCGCAGCAGAAAAGGCCCGCCTTGAACGCGAAAAGGCCGAGGCCGAACGCAAGGCCGCCGAGGCTGAAAAAGCCGCAAAGGAGGCCCTGGAACGCGAAGCGGAGGCACGCAGGAACCAGGCAACTGCAAGTGTCGATTTTCCCGTATTCCAGGGAGCAGCAGCCGCGGTCAACAACGGCGCAAAAACCACGGCACCCTTGAAAAAGCCGTCCAAGTGGACTGACGAACAGAAGAAAGTAAACAGCGCAATTCTCGCACGTTTCGCCGAAATCATCCGCGAAAGTCTGCCGAAGCACATAGCGGGCCATTCCGACCAGGGCTATGAACTCGCCGCAAACGAGGCCGCAAAGGAAATCATCAAGGCTATCGCGTGCGGAAAAATCGAAAACATCAACGTGAGGTACTAGCAACATGACACAGAAAAGAATCGAACAAGAACGCGAATTTGCGGCCCAGTGCATGCTCGAAAAGTTTGACGAAATGCTGGAATCCGGAGAAATCACACAACAACGCCATGACGAACTCGCGGCGAAGGTGAAGGGGGTATAACCATGGAATTTATCGAAACCACCAAGAACGAAGCCGACAAGGCCGCATGGCTCGAAAAAAGAAAGCATTACATCACCGGCACCGATGCCGGTAAACTGATCGGCGTCTCGCCGTATGGCGGCAAGTTCGCCGTATGGCTCGACAAGACGGGCCGCGCCGCGCCCGTTGTCGAAACGCCCGCGATGAAGGCCGGCAAGAAGTTCGAATCGGCAATCTTGCAGATGTACGCCGAGGAAATGAACTGCAAGCTGGAACACGTTGACGGCTACCAACTCATTACGTGCGACAAGTACCCGCGCATCGGTGCGTCCCTCGACGGCTGGAACCACGATTTACAAGTTCCGGTCGATGCAAAGAACATCAAGTGGAAAAACGAGAAGTGGGGCGACGCATGGACGGACCAGTTCCCGGAATACTACAAGGCACAGCTCCAGGTTCAAATGATGGTGACGGGCGCCACGTTCGCACATCTCGCCGTGATGTTCTCCGGCCAGGACTTCTTCATCTATTCCATGGAATACGACGAAGACATGGCGCAGAAGATTCTCGACGCATCCGACGAATTTTGGCCTTATGTCGAGCGCGACAAGATGCCCGAAGCCGACGGCTCCGACGAGGCCACTGAATACATAAAGAGCGAATTTGCAAGGGGTGACGCCGCCACCGTCAAGGAACCGACAGAAGAAATCCTCGAAGCCTTGAAGGGCTTGCAGAAGGCCAAGCTCGACGAAAAGGATGCACAGAACCGCAAGACGGAATTTGAAAACCGCATCAAACTTTTCATGGGCGACGCGACCGCGATCAAGGGCGTGTGTACCTGGAACAACAACAAGGACAGCGTTAAGACGGATTGGGAACAGGTGGCAAACGTGGCAATCGCTACAATGAGCGCCGAAGACCAGAAAAAACTGATAGCCTCGTACACGAAGACAAAACCCGGTGCGCGTGTTCTCCGAATCACGGCAAAAGGTTATTAAAAAGTAAGAAATAAATAATTTTTGAAACGGCTGCAAAATTGTATATTATATGCACAATTCGAACGAATAAACACCAAAAGAGGTAAACAAAAATGGAAAACAACAATAATTACAATGTTCCGGCAGAATTTAGCCCGCAGACAAACGGCGATTTGACCGCCCCGGCGGTCGCCATGTCCTCCGCTGAAACCGCTGCAATCGCGATGGCTGCAAAGCAGAAGGCTATCGTGGAATCCAAGTACAAGATGGCCCTCGCACGCCCCCGCGACATTGACCTTGTGCGCCAGAAGATGCTTAAGGATGCGAGCCGCCCCAGCTTCGCGACGGTCGCAATCTATCACAAGCCCGTGGGCAACGGCATCGAAGGCCCGTCCATCCGTTTCGTGGAATCGGCAATCCGAAACATGACTAACATCGATGTCACGGCAACGACTATTTCCGAAGACGACGAACGCCGCGTGATTAGCGTGTGTGCCGAAGACCTGGAATCGAACACCTCCTATTCCCACGAAGTGACCGTCACGAAGACCGTGGAACGCCGCAAGCTCCCGCAGGGCGAAAAGCCCATCCGCGTGCGTGCTAACAGCAACGGACAGCCCATCTACATCCTGCACGCCACCGACGACGAAATCCTGAACAAGCAGAACGCCCTTATTTCCAAGGCCGTCCGCACGCTAGGCCTCCGTCTTATTCCGGGCGACATCGTAGACGAGGCCCTCTGGGAAATCAAGAAGACCATGGCACAGCAAGACCGTCAGGATCCCGACGCGGCAAAGCACCGCATCATCGACGCTTTCGCACAGCTCGGCGTGAGCGTGGAAGCCTTGAAGGAATTTGTGGGCCATGAACTTTCCGCATTGACGCCGAACGAAATCCAGTTGCTTCGCACCACATATACATCCATCAAGGATGGCGAGACTAGCTGGAAGGCCGTCATGGACGACAAGGCAGAAAAGGAAGCCAACGCCAAGGAAAAGCAGAAGCAAGCAGCGACACCGACTTCTGCAAAGAAGGCCGAAACCAAGAAGGCCGAAACCGTGACCGAAAAGGCCCAGACCAGAAACGACAAGAAATCCACCACACCGAAGGCACAGCCGACCGTGACGGAAGCCGAAGTCGTGGAAGATTCGGAAACTGAAACGGAACCGGAAGATAGCGACATGTTTGCATAGTCGATGAAGCGTCCCCTGAAATATCCTACCGCGTCGATAGTGGGCGAGAAATTCGGCCTACGTTCCGAAGAATACAAGCGCGTTTATGCGCTCGAACAATGGGCGGCGCGGCATGGCTACAAAGGGCATAAGAAGCACATCGTACCGACAAAACACGACCGGAGCAAACAGCAATCTTTAATCTTGATGGACTTTGAACAATAAATAGGACTTGTACAAAAAATGGCTTATTTGATAAAGACACACGAAAAAAGCGGATTACTAGTCTGTTCAAATGGGTCTGTTTTTATTCCAAAAAGTCGTAAATACAAGGAACACTGGACGTGCGGATCATTGTGTAGAAAATATAGGATGGTCCACCATAACGGCAAGAATTACAGCGTTCACAGAATGGTCGCGGAAACTTTCATTGAAAATCCAAACAACTACCCAACTGTAGATCATATAGATAGAAATCCATTAAATAACGATGTATCAAATTTGAGATGGGCTAGTTATTCTATGCAAATGAGGAATACTTCTCAAAATGATAGATGTTTCAAAAAATACGGTACGCATTATTACGAAAATGAAAAGGAATGCAGAAAACGGAGTGGGTATGAATATTTAAAAACTCCCAAAGGGAAAGAAGTCCACTCAAAAGCAGTCAAAAAATGGAGATCAAAATATAGACGGTTAAAATTCAATGATGGTAAAATACACTATGTGCCTTTAGAAAAGGCTAAAGAATTTGAAAAATTAAAATCATATCAAAGAATTTATACAAAATAACAAAGGATTCAAAATGGCTTTTTTAAATAAATGTATGCTCATAGGCAACATCGGGAAAGACCCCGAAATCAAGACTCTCCAGAACGGCAGGAAATTCGTTTCTTTTTCGCTCGCCACCAGCAAGCGTTACCGCGACAACAACGGCGAACAGAAAGAAGAAACCCAATGGCACAACATCGTTATTTGGGGCAAGACCGCCGAGACATTCGAGAATATCGGGATCGGCAAGGGGACACAGCTCTACATCGAGGGCGAAATCACCAACCGGAGCTGGACCGACCAGACGACGGGGCAAAAACGATACACCACCGAAATCAATGTAAGCTCGTTCCAGATTCTTTCGTCAAGGAATACGCAGGGAACATCCGGCAACGGCGCGAGCAACGTGAGCGCATACGGCGCAAACCAGCAGACGCGACCGCAACAGCAACCGCAACAGGCATACAATTCGAGCGATGATGACGAGCTCCCCTTTTGATAGAACCTTTTTTACGGATGCTGAACTGCGAATATTCTCCTAGCCCTCGCCGGAAACATCTCGCAGCCATCGCTGGAATGGTGTAAAGAATCCAGTACAACGGCATGTAGCTCAATAGGTTAGAGCAAGTGACTCATAACCACTAGGTTCAAGGTTCAAGTCCTTGCGTGCCGATAACCGCCGAGTGGCGGTGAACGAAGCCCCAGCGCACGGATTCAGCGGTGGATAGTCGCAGGGTGCATACTGCTATGTCCCCCGCGCCGGTCGGGGATGCACAAAACCGGCAAAATTTTGAAGCGAGGACGCAGACATGAATAACCCATCAAAAATACATCGAGCTGAAAACATGTGGATCATGTTCGCGCCGTACCGCCACGCCATCAAGGAGGACTGCCCCGCGAAGGTGAAGCTCGCCCTGATGGTGAACAAATGGATGAACCCGTGGCACGCGATGCAGGACCTTGAAAAGGTCATCCCGGCCAAAAGGCTCGCGAAACTGAAAGAGAATTTAAAAGGATAAGCTACAACGAGGTAAAAAAATGAACAACGAACACGAACACATCTATGACGACTGCATCGGGAACCCGCCGTTTGCCGAGGCGATGAAAACGCTGGGGGGTGGGGTGAATACCGAATTGATACTCACCGAAGGCCAGCGCGGATTCTTTGATGCCAAGAAGCGCATCCTTGACGAAATCACCCCAGCAACCGAAACCGAGACGAAACTTAAAACAATTGCATCGTTCTTGCTGAACCGGCTCAAAGAATTGCAGATTGCAAGCAACAAGCGGGAAGCCGAGCGCACGGCAGCAATGGAGCGCACTGCAGCAATGGAGCGCACCAAGCACCAAATGGACTTCTCGAAGGCGTGGGGCGTGATGGTAGCCTGCTACCAGGCTATCGACCGTAACTTCGGAGATAAGATTCGCGAGCACATCGAGAAGAACAACCGCACCCAGAAGGAAGGACAGATGAGAGCCCTCATGGAGCAGATGCAGAGGCTTACGAAGTAGAACTTACTTAAAAGCCCTCCGGGCAGCATTTTACCACAACACAACGGTAAAATGAACCCCTAACTATTGACCGCCCGGAGGGCGAACTTTTTAAAATCGCGTTGCCCATAACAGGACCTTGGGAACGCATCTACGGACGGGGCCATAACCCGACCGTAGACCGGTGGCGAGGCGGCTTGTAGGAACTCCATTTTACTTTACCGCCTGGCCTCTTGGGCGGCATACAAACTACGGATTAGCTGGTGCCAAAAAAGAATAGGTGACGCCACCGGATAGATTTTTTTGAATGAAACGAGGAAACTAAATGAACAAGAAAAAGATAAACGCGTTCGACTGCATTTGCGTAACCAATGTAAGAATAAGCCCGATTAAACAAATTGAGGGACTGACACACACCAAGGCACTCGCAGAAATAGTTTTCAACGACCAGCTATTGATCCGCGGCATCCGAGTAGTGGAAGGCGAGAACGGACTTTACATATCGTACCCGTTCCCGTTTCATCCGACAACAGGCGAAGATGGACAACCAAGAAGTACCGTTTTCCCGATTACAAAGGTGTTGCGCGACCATGTGGAAGCGGTCGTGATTGAAAAGTATCAAGACGTGGTAAAAAAGAAAAATGGATAGCTGGGAATCGAAAATAACGGACGCCTTCGCACGGCATGGCGATTCCGTTTCAACGTGCCTAATCGTTGACCCCGTGGAACGCAACCGCAAGGCCAACAAGGCCAAACGCGACGGCGTTGGCGGAAGTAGCCACGAAAAGATGCTAGAGCGCTCCAGAAGATACCGACAGAACCACATCGAGAAGTGCCGCGAGAAGTCGCTACGTTGGCAGCGCGAGAACCACGAACAACACTGCCTTCGGTGCAGGCTGTGGCGCGAGAAGAAGAAACTGGAAAAGGAACAAAATAACGAAAAAGTAATAAATAAATAAGTTGCGCTTAATGGAATAATTTTCTATAATAAATCACGGCTCGTTAGGACTTTGTCGGGAAAATCGTTTTTTTTCATTTGACGAACCTCGCCCGCACAAACCATGGTTCGAAGCCATGGGAGCCACGAAAAAAAAACGCCGATGGGTGCATGAATCAACAGACCAAAACAAAAAACTTTCTTCGTCGGTCTGTCCGTAAACATACTGCGACCGCACCCGGAGGCAAACATTTAACAAAATGGCGATGCATCGAACGGCGCAAAGCCAGCGCGGGGTAACTTCATTCAAACTTCTTCTAAATTCCGGTAAGTTACACGACCCCCGCGTGAAGGGCGGCTAAAAGCGGTTCTATATTCCCCTTCTCCCTCTTTTAGCCGTCCGAAATTTTTTACAAACAACAGAGGCAAACCAAATGAATAATATTTTTGAAAAATACGACATGCACCTTTATCGTGATTCATTCCAGAATTACAAAGTTTATCAAATTCCAAAAGCTCAACTTATTATCGCTGATGTGCCTTACAACCTTGGCACGAATGCATACGGTTCCAACCCATCATGGTACGTGGACGGCGACAACAAGAACGGCGAAAGCGAACTTGCGGGCAAAAAGTTCTTTAATTCCGAGAATGAATTTAGGCCTGCTGAATTTATGCACTTTTGTTCAAAGATGCTTGTCAAGGAACCGAAGGAAACAGGCAAGGCTCCATGTATGCTCTTATTTTGTTCCTTTGAACAACAATTCCAATTTATCGAACTCGGGAAAAAATACGGACTGCCTAATTATATTAACCTTGTTTTCCGTAAGAACTTCTCCGCGCAAGTATTAAAGGCAAATATGCGGATAGTTGGTAATTGCGAATATGGCTTACTTTTCTATCGTGATAAATTACCGAAATTTAACAACTTCGGCAAAATGGTGATGAATTGCATCGACTGGGAACGCGATACCGATACGCCTAAAGTCCACCCGACACAGAAACCTGTTAAATTGTTAAAACAGCTTATCGCACTCTTTACCGACGAAGGGGACGTGGTGATTGACCCGTGCTGCGGTTCCGGCTCTACATTTCTTGCGGCGCAGGATTTACTCCGCAAATCTTACGGTTTTGAAGTTGACCGTAATTTTTTCAACGACAGCAAAGACAAATTGCTGAATAGCTGGCAACCCGATATGTTCCAAATGTTGAAATACGAAGGCAAGAACATCTGACGATGGCAAACAAGTTCAAGCATAAGGACATATCGCAAATCTTCGATATGGTACGAGACCGCGACCATTACACCGTGATTCGCGATTTTTTCGAACTATCCGCAATTTCCATCCGTAACAATTTTGACCACGGCAACGAATACGCCAACCTAGAAAAAAGATACATGGAAATAGCTCAGGGTTACAAAAAGGAATACCTGGAAGGATTCGCCACGGCTCTAGGGATGCTCGGCAAGAAAATCCAGGACGCGGTAAACGGCAACGCGCCTTTTGCAGACTTGGCGGGCGAGCTCTACATGGACTCCGGCACCAGCAACGGCAAGGCGGGGCAGTTCTTCACGCCCTATTCGGTCTCGCAATGTATGGCGCGGATCAATTTTCCCAAAGATGAAGTTTTGGCTAAACTCGGAAGCGACCCGAACCGCGTATTGACTATTTACGAGCCGACTTGCGGCGCCGGAGGTCTAATTGTCGCGGCCATTGACGCATTGAACGAAGCCGGGGTGAACTATTCCTGGAACGCATTTGTAGATTGCGGGGACATCGACCCGCGATGCGTTCACATGACCTATGTCACGCTTTCCCTGCTCGGCGTTCCCGCCGTCGTGAGGCTAGGCGATGCGCTGATGATGGAATATAGACAGGCCTGGTTTACTCCGGCCTACCTGATGGCGTGGCCTCATTTCAAGAAACAAATCGGGCGCGGTAAATACCCGAACAGCGCGACCGTCCCGAAGTCGAGCGAGCCCCAGGAACTAGCCCCGGCTGTCGCTGAAATGGCCCCAAATTGCGACGAGAACGGCCAATTTTCACTTTTTTAGGGCCGAATTTGCAGAATTTTTGCAAAAAGTTGAAATAAAAGCGTGAAAATGGGGTTTTTATGCGAAAAATTCTCACAAAACCATACAAAATGTACGATTTTCCGCATTTTTTTGTGATGTAAGCAAAAAATAAGAAAAATCTTTGTCTAACCTCTTGACGATAGTCAATAATTTATGTATATTATGTACGTAAACGAAAAAAGAGAGGTAAAACAAAATGGAAAAACAAACTGTTAAATTCGAAGCCGGCATGACCTACTATTACAGGTTCATCGGCGATAGCGATATTGTCGTGAAGTGCAAGGTCACGAAGCGAACGGCAAAGACAATCACCTTTATCGACCTCGACGAAAACAAGACTTACACGAAGCGAATCCGCGAATCCTTCGGCGTCGAATGTGTGTCGATTGCCTCCTATTCCATGGCTCCGGTACTTTTTGCCGACAGGCTCGCGGCTTAACAATTTCAAAACGAGGATAAACAAATGAAATTCACGAAAACAGCATTTAGGGCAGCATTGAAGGCGAACGACCAGACAGAAGTGTGGCGTTTAGTTTCTTTGAAAATCGGTTCAAAGCCTACCAGAACGCAAGTTTATAACGCCGTCGTGGAACTTTCTACAACTTCGGAACTTACCACAATGAGAAGGGCTAGAAAAATGGCGTATGGCGAAGGCGCAAAGAAAAGAATGGCGCAAAACGCTTGCATCGCATCGTGGGCTAAACGTGGCGGTATGCGCCAATATAGCCAAAAGACGGAAGCTCTCGCAATGCTCCGCCGTTTGCTTACAGAAAAGCCCAGCAACTACACCAAGGTGCCTATGATGGGTCACACCCACCTTTACTTCTGTTCCCCGTCCTACGGCCATGCCGACTATAACAAGGTATGCACATGCAACATCGAAGGCAACGAGGAATTTGTAAATAAAATCGTCAAGATTGGCGAAAAATTCATGGCAAAACACAACATCTAAAAACAGGAGAAACCAAAATGGCAATCAAAGAAAGAACCACAATCATGATCGACCGCGAACTCCTCGCCGAAGCCCAGAACACCGCCGCACGAATCGGCATCCCGCTGGTCGTGGCCGGAAGTACATCGAAGTTTCTGCGGTACTTGCTCCAGGACTTCAACGCGAAGAACCCGAAGCACCCCAAGAAGGCTTAATCACGAATAAAAGAGGTATCAAAAGAAAATCAAAAAATCCGTACATTTAAGGGTCGTAATCGGCCTTGAAAAAGGTCAAGACCGAATCCGTTGCACCGAAGATGAATTTGAAGAAGCCGCAAAGTTCGGTGTCCGCGACCCGTTCCGCAAGAATCGTTTTGTGGCGGCGTTTTCGGTTTACGAAGACACCAAGGGCGGTTTCTTCGCATACTTTAGCGAGGCCTTCAAGATTGCAGCACGCAAGGCTTGGGGAATCGTACAGGCACAACAGACCGAGAAAACGAAAAAACAAGGGAGCCAAAAATGATTAACCAGGAACAGATAGCCGCATACCGTGAAATGGCAAAGAACGCAAGCGAGAACAGCATGGAAGCCCAGATCAAGGCCAACCTTGAATCGACCTGCGACAAGTTCGCGGGAAATGAAGACAAGTTCGACCGTTGCATGGCCTTCCTTAAGAAAGTCTGTCTCGAAATGCTTGGCGGGGAGGACGCCGCCGAAGGCGACGAAAACAGGAACTGCAAGAAACTTTCGGGCGAAATTCCAGACGAGGTGTGTTTCCGCATTTGCCGCGATTATTTCAACGATGAAATATGGAAGGCCGAAGACGAGGAAAACGAACTCAAGAAGGCCGAAGAAGAACGCCGCGCAAAGGAAAATGCCGAAAAGGAAAAGAAGGCTCCAGAGAAGTCTGCAAAGGCCAAAAAGAAAACCACGGCAAGACCCACGAATCCGGCGCACGAACCTGAAACGGAAAAGGCCGGAACCGAAAAGCCGGTTGCAGTTGTCACGGAAGAACCGGTGACGGCCGAATCGCTCGTCAAGAAGATTGCGGAAAGAAACCGCCTGATTATCGAGGAAAACAACAAGAAACTCGGAATCGGTCTCGCTGAAACCATCGACCTTTTCGGCACGGGAAAATAGAAGCCATGATTAAGGCCGGTTATTACGAAGATGTAATCACTGTCGAGGACGGGTTGCTTTTCCGTACAGTGGTTGCCCATTGGGCCGCGACAAGACGCCGTGACGGCGGGTGCCATGCGGTTTACAGGATTGACGAGAACGGGAAAGAATATTGCCGCGCCCTCATGTGCAGTATATATGGCGGCTATTACATCGACGAAGACGACTTGAAAAAGCGCAAGTGGTACGATGTATATTCAAGTCTCGACCATTTCAAGTCTGGGCATTACGATCAGTTACGCAGTTTTGGCAAGACGGACGCGGAACGCATTTGCAGCGTACACCCCGACTTCAAATATGTGGTACAGAAGGCCGGAGAAATGCCGGTGGCAAAGATGTTAAACATCCTGATAGCCTGGAAAAAGAACCACAACGTAGAACTTCTTGTAGGCGCCAACCTTGATAATATAGCCCTGAACAAGTCCTTTGCGAAGCTGACGAAACCGAAACAAAAGGCCGTGCTGAATTTCATCAGGGGAAATTCCGAAGCGTTCGTCAACAAGTGGAGCCTCGCCAAGATAAATTTCGTCATGAACAAGAAGGGCTCCCCCCAGGACTTCGACGCATGGCAGAAGTTTAGGCCACGCGGCAAGGTGGTCGATTACATGTGGTTCAAGAAATACGGGCCGAATCGCGACAAGTACATTCTTTATCGTGATTACACGCGCATGGCTGAATATTGCGGCCACGACATGAAAGAGGACTACTGGAAGTACCCCAAGAGCATAAAGAAAGCCCACGACAAGGTAATGAAGCAGTACAGGCTCGTTATCGAGGCGGAAGAAATCGCCGAAAAGAAGGCACGGGCAAAAGAAGCCAGGGCGAAAGAACGCAATTTCAAGAAGTTCGCCGGCGAATTTTGCAAAAGCGTCTCGACGGCTTGCGGGCTGGTGGCCTACATTCCCCAGACATTCGGCAATGTCTCGGATCACGCGAAAGCCCTGCATCAATGTCTCACGTATGCCGACTACACGGGCAAGATGGCAAAGCGTGACTGTCTGCTTGTCTTCATTTCAGATGTCTCGGGCAAATCCGTCGCGACGGCAGAAATTGCGCCTAACGGAAATGTCGTGCAGTTCTACGCCGACGAAGACCGGGAAAAAACCGAGGACATGAAACCGACGGCAGAGGCGCAAACGGTATTGGAAAAATGGCTCAAGGACTTCGGCAAGGATGCCGTAAAGGCCATGAAGAAGGTTGCCTAAAGAATCATGTAGAGGTCAAGATGAAAGAAAAATATAAAGGACAAATCGAAAAACTTTCGGAACGGCTGAAGCCGATATTGTTTGCCATCATTTTAGCTATGGTGGCGAATACGGGCTATTTGAAGTCATGGGCAAAGCGTTAATGACTAAAATGGAACGGAATATCGACAGCGTTGTCGGTAACATTCCGATGGAAGACGCCGTGAACCGAATCAAGAAAGCATGGGACAGCAACAAAAATGAAGTTTCCAAGGTTTAGATTCAAGATGAACGAAAAAGTTTTCCCGACGGTTCTAATATGCCTCAACCTGTGCGCCATGGTGCCGTACATCAACCAGGGCAATTTGAAAATGAGTGTCTATTGGTTCGCCGCCGCGCTGCTGAACTTTGCTTTGACATGGTTGTAACAATGAAGGACAATGTATGAACGATATTAGGCCGATGTATGTACAGGTGCGCTCCGACGAATGGGAACGCATGAAGAACGAGCTCCAGGAATTGAGGGGCGACAAGGCGCAACTCGAAGAAACCGTTGCCGTTCTGCAACTGAACGCGAAAAACAACAAGGGCATCATTGAAACGTGCGCCGCCGAGCTTGAAGAACTCCGAAAGCATGAAGTGGAATGGGACTTGGCCCAGGCGAGAATCAAGGAACTCGAAACCGAAAACAAGAGCGCAAAGGATGAAGAAATAAACGCCCTTTATCAAAAGTCACTCGCACGCCTTCACGAACTGGCATGCAAAATGTACCCGGACGAAGAAGAAGACCACGCCGAAGCCGACGGTATTCTTTGCGACATGCTGAACGCACTAGGCTACAAGGATTTAACGGATGCCTGGGACGATATAAAAAAGTGGTATTCTTAAGGGACTATCATGAGCGAAGAACGGCTGAACACTTTTAGAACATTTGAAAAAAAGATGGAAGACGGCTCCGTCGTCGTGTGTTGCGAATCTTCCATAGAATCTAAAGAACTTATCGAACAGATACAGGAATCTTTAAGCGGAAGGCCGGTACACATGATTTTTAACAAGCTCCCCGAAGAAGCAAAAACAGAAATTCAAAGGGCGCATTTTGAAATGGTGCTGAATCGAGACTTTAAGCCGATCTATGTAAACGTAGCTCCAACGGCTCCAGTTCACAATGTAAAGATTGATACCGAGGTGAAACTATAATGAACCAGGACATATCTACAATGGCTACGATAATCGCGGCGCAGAACGCCGGAAACGGCCCCGCCGTGTACTATGTCAACGCATTACCTGGCTACACGCTTGCCTTGGCTCTGTGCCTTTTGCTATTGATTGCGTGCGCTGTCTATGGCATAATAAAGTTTTTCACGGACAACAAAGGAGAATGAACAAATGAGCGATTGCGAACAGGCTCCAAGGATTGCGACCGAATGGAGCCGACTTTCGGGCCAGCCGTACCGGCTGACCATGGAACAACGCCGAAGGATGCGAGAAGGGAAATCTATCTACCAGCGCGATAAGGTCGTGGAAAAATATGATGTCAAAAAAGGAAAATGGGTGTAAAAACATGGCTGAACTGAAACTTACAGACGAACTCGAAAAAAATATCAAGGAACTATTTAACAAGTCCATCGAAGGCTCCAAAAAGGATGTGTGCGACAAGGCCGTTGAATACTGCTTCAAGCTCTCCACGGATTGCAACATCAAGCCGACAAAGGAAATTGTAGAAATCATTACCGAGGCGTGCATTTTCGCTTTCGGTGACGGATTGACAAAGGGAATCGTGGTGGCCTGCAACGTGCTTTCTAACAATGATTTACTGCGGGCCGCAATGGAACAAGAAACCGAAGAAAAGGGGGCCGAAGATGCCGAAAAAGGAAATTGACAAGTACACTTTCAAGATTTGCGAGGCCGTCAAGCTGGGACTCGACAAATTCTTTATCGAAGAAAACAAGCCGATAAAGATTACGGAAGCGCACACGGACTTCGCAAAAAGGATCATTCCGACCTTGCCGCGGGGCTGGATGCAACAGAAACATTCCTGGGATGCGTGCCGGAAGTAAGCCCCGGCAACCGCCACCGACCCGAAAAGAAAACGAACGGCGTAAGTTTTATGTAAGAAACAAATAAGTTGCAAAACGTGCGAATTTATCTAGTTTTAATTCAAAGAGAGGTAAAAAAACAAATGAAATTCTTTAAGACCTGTTTGCAAGCCGTCTACATATTGCTTGGCACCGCATCCATGGTGGTCGCGCCGTTCGCCTTTTTCTTCTACCTTCTGGAACTTGGCGCGTTCCGTTCGATAATCTACGCCTGGCTGGTATGCGCCTTCTTAAGTGCGCTGGTAATCTTGCCGACCGGCACAACGAAAGCCCGCAAAGACAGAAAGACGAAGCGCAACTTGCTCCGGGTAAAGAAGTTCTTTGGCTCTATCTTTTCCGCAATAGACAAGGGAGTTCGCAAGGTCTACGAAGAATTATTCAGCGAAGAATATATTGAGGACTAGAGTAAATGACAAAACGCGATAAAATAATTCAGGCGGCGGCAAATATCGAAGGTTCGGCCGTCATGCTATCCGAGAAGTGGGACTGCTATCTAATCGGCTACACCATCCCGGAAGGCACAAAGACCGTGCTTGGCGTGTACGACATGACGGAACTGGTACGTGGTGACATCGACCGTGAAGACGCCGTTATCGAAGAAATGAAAGCAATAAACGGCGGTTTGAAGCCTGTATTGGTTCACACATGGTAGAATCTTGGCTTTCCGTTTAACAGTTCTCGCCAGTGCGTTTTTGGCTCTTGGAACGATATTGTTTTACATTGGCGCGATCTGCATGTTTATAGGAGAATTATGAGAAAGTTTAGTTGGTACACGGACGAAAAACCTCACATCAGTACTTATCTAAATGGGGCACCAAAGAAACGATATTTGGTCGTGGATGGCATAGCCGTCATTGGACGCGCTGTTATGCACTACAAGCCGAACCGAAAAGGCGGACACCGACACAACCATGTCAAAAACGCCCATGAGCGTATGCGCCGGTGTAGAATCTGCGACAATCCTATCACGAAATACGAAGGTTTTAAAGCACCGTGGTATGGGCATATCTGCCTTGATTGCTACTTTCAAGAAAGTATGGAAGAAGCGTATATGTGCGGAATACCTTTTGGATGGAAAAAGTCTGATAATTTTTACCGATCATTCATCAGGAGAGCTCGAAAAAAATGGTAGTCCATTACGACAAAAAAGAACGCAAAGACCTAGTATTTACAATCAAGGAAACCGAGAACAACCACATCGAAATAATTATAGACCAGCAACTCCCACCGTGCGGAGATTTTAAACAAATCGGCCACTACGCTGTTCCCGTTCCTAAAGAACTCACAGAAGAAGAAATTTTCACAATCAAACAAGGATAACGATAAAATGATTATCAAGGCAACCAAGAAACCAGTAACCATCGAAGCCGTTAAGTGGGACGGTGAAAACTCCGAAGAAATTATAGCATTTTGCGGTGATTCAGCATTTACAGCCGTTGAATCCCAAATGGGCCAAACAGAAACAGAAGAACTTTATATAAAAACTCTCGAAGGCAACCACCACGCAAGCATTGGCGACTACATAATCAAGGGCGTAAAGGGTGAATTTTACCCCTGCAAGCCCGATATTTTTGAAAACACCTATGACATCGTGGACGAAAGCGGCCCGATCGTAAAGGTTCGCGCCGAAGTGCGATATTATGAAGATTCCATCGTCAACGGAGAAAACGATATTTCCTGGGACGAACAGGAAGAAGGCGTAAAGCCTCGTATGCCATGCGTAGTTAAACGCGAAGGCGAAAACATCAAGCACGAAGATTCCTGGGACTGGTGTCTTGAAATTGACGCCGAACACGGCGTGATTCTAAACTGGCCCAAGGGTAACACCGCCCATGTGCATTACAAGGTTTGCGACGGTTGCCACGCCGATTACTTCCTGAACGGAAATAAAATTTGCGATAATGAAAAAGACGGTTATGTTCCCGACTTTCTTTGCCCTGCCGATAGCGGTTATGGAGACTACATTATCATGGACATCAACGAAGAAGGCCAGATTGCAGACTGGAACAAGATTGACTTCGACGATTGGGTTTTGACAATGAAAGAAGATTAACCATTTAACAGAAGATTAAGCAATGGACGATTTAATTTATGAACACAAATATGACGATGGGAATAAGGCACTTGTTGTAGTCTTTGGAGAAGGTGGTATTGGCATAGGTTTAGGTCAAGAGAAACCAGATCTTAATATACATCTCCAAGAATTGAAAAAATTAAAGAAAATGGGAGAATTTCTTACGAATGAAGAAATTATGGATAACTTCAAAAATCCAAAGAACCCTAGTGAAGTTATATTGCACTTCCCAACAGAAGAATCTATGAACAATTTTATTGAAACTTTAAATATTTATAAAGATACTTTCTTTAAACAAAAAGTATAAGCGATGATCGAAGAAATCTTTAATCATTTTTGCTATGACCCTATTTATAGGGCGCAAACGCTGAAACACAAAAAGCGTTACCAGCAAAAGCAAATCAACAAACGCCTTATTAGCAACGGGTTACGCCCTAAATACAAGGTATAACGGACAACAACAACTAAACAATGGAGGCATAGCCATGGCTTGCGGTACAAAGAAAACCGGCGGCAAGAAACCGCCGAAGAAGTAAAAAAAAACAACGGCCTCGTAGCCTAGTGGTTAGGCAGCACGGCATTGAATGGAAGCAATGCGATCGTGTCCCGTCCCACTTCCATAAAGGGGCGGCTAGACATCGGTTCGAATCCGGTCGAGGCTCTACACACAATGCGGAATGGCGGAACCATTCATTAGAAATGGGCTTCATTATTTGAGGCAGGTAGACGCAGGGGAATGTAAGTCCCTGGCCCGCGCGCGCAAACGGGCGTGTTGGTTCGAATCCAACTTCTGCAATAAAGATTTAATGAGAATCCACGAATCCATGGAGGACGATTTTTAATGGCCGTAAACAAAGACATGTTTCACGCACAAACTACACCGAGCAACCAGCTTTTCAATACCGCTTGCAAAGTTTTAGACGGTGTGTCTAAACTGAAAGAACGAAACGCGGAACTTGAAAAGACGGTCGAAGAACTGAAATATACGGTTGCCACGCTTGAAACTGATCTTGCCTTTGCTCAATCGTGGAGAACGACCACGCCGCCCGTCGGCGTCGATTTGTTGATTGAAACAGGCGAAGGATTCTGGAGGGTTAGATTTAACGACCAGGAAAAAGTCGATTTCCTTGTCAACGAGGGCAAGATTAAACGATGGATTCCGTTCCCCAAGACAATAGGATAAAACGAAATGAACTAGAGGAAAAGAAACGAAATGAAACCGAGAGCGAAAAAGAAGAATAAAAAAGTTCCCTGCATTGGATGCGCAAAAGATGTAAACCATTCAGATGCCAAGTTTTGCCTATTGGACAACGGGATGTATTGCTATTTCTGCAAGGACTGTCTGCGAAAGATACAAAAAGAAAACGCACCACAAAAGAACAATAAAAAAACGAAAAAAGAAACTGACATCACCGAAATTTCTAAATTCGAGTGGAAAGAAAAGACTTGTGAAGATATTATTGAAAATATTAGAAATATGAGAAAAATGCTTATTTGATTTTTCCATCCATAAAAACCGAAAGCCGTTAAATCATTTCGCATAATTATGCACAATGCCTAATTGAGCTAATGATTTCCTGCTTCAACGACCTGCACTGTTCCTGCGTTTCAAAGAACTGTAACCTCAAGTCTTTCGGGCGTGGTTCCGAACCACTACCTTCCGTCAAGCGTCCGCAAGACGGGCAAGCTGCCACGGCGTAACTCGCCGCAGTTTGCTGATTGGCGTAGCCAAGCAGCCACAAGCCATAGAAACGCAAGTTCCTGGCTGCGTTTACGTCCCTATCGTGAAGACAGCCACAATGGGGACAAGTCCACTCACGGTCGGTGAGCTTCAAATCTTTCTTTTGATAACATCCACACTTGGAGCAATACTGGCTAGACGCATAGAATTGCGGAGCCTTGACCAGCTTAATTCCGAGCCACTTGCACTTGTATTCGAGCTGGGTGGCTATGCGATTGAAGTTTGCATCGAGAACGGAGGATGCCAACTTGCGGTTACGGCTCATGTTCTTCGGCTTCAAGGACTCGATTACGAGCATCTTCGGAGCCAGTTTTCGAGTCAGCGAAGTGGTACACTGGTGAGCCGAGTTGATACGGATGTTGGTGATTCTTCTGTGCAAGTCGGCTACCTTGCGTATAGCCTTCTTGCGATTCTTCGAACCTTTCTTTCGGCGGGAAATCTTCCTCTGCCACCGCTTCAAGCGTTGCAGATGCTTCTTGTATGACTTCGGATTGGCGATAACCTCGCCATAGGAAGTAATAGCCAAGTCCTTTACACCGAGGTCAACACCCACGACATCATATTCGTCATCGGTGATTTCGACATTCTCATATAGCGGGATGATGTCCGTCTTGTATGCGAACGAGACATACCAATGCGAGCCTTGTCTTGATACAGTAGCCATTGGAATAGGAACCTTGTCTACTCCATCGGGGATGGCTATGTAGTTTTTCTCCTTGAGTTTAACTCTCCCAAGAGAAGGTAACTGGACAAAGTCCCGACCGATGTATACGGAGCCGGTAAGACGGAAGGAATCTAGTTCACCGAACCTGTGGAACTGCGGATGCTTCCCAGTTCCCTTGAAGAACTTTTGCCAGGCTGTTCCGAGGTCTCTCAATGCCTCCTGGCCACAACATTTGGATAGCACCATCAACCATTCGTTGCCTTCGAGATGCTTGTATTCTACCCATTCTCTATGCCAATCAATCGGAGAACCGAGCTTACACTTGACTTTCTGTCCTTCGGGAGTTTTCTGCTTTGCGAACTCGTAAGCGGCGTTCTGTGCGGCGAGCTTCCAGTTGTAGGCACGGCGTGCAGCAGCACAGGAACGGAAGCATATGTTCTTCTGTTCATCGTTAAGCCGAAGCTCGATCTTTCTGCCGCACTGCTGTATCATACTCAAAGAAAAAGCCCGATGAACGCTTATTTTGGCCGTCAGCATCCATCGAGCATTTAAAATCCAATGTGCAAACAAGGACGGCCAAGAACTTGCTTGCTACTTTCAGTTTATAATATACATTTTTTTGAACGATTGCAATACAAAATTTTTGTGAAAAAATGTGTAAAATCGTTAAAAATGTGTAAAATTTATTTAATGGCATAAAGCCCCCGAGGATTTCTCCCCGAGGGCTTTTTTTGTAGCCTCCCCGACTACGTTATTTTTTTTCTTTAGTCCTAATACCGTTCGACTATCGCAAGACTGCGAACGTTGCGGCATAGCATTGTCACCATCTTTTCCGCGTCCTTGCTTTCGTCTATGCGTTCCTTTGCTTCGTCGCGCTTCATTCCAACCAACACGCACGCGGCCGATTCTTGGTAGGTGTTTCCGGCGTGGATCCTCACGCCACGCCTTGACGACACCTTGTCCGAGAACAGAAGCGGGAGCTCACGCCCGAACTTCGGTGACTTGGAATTTTCGATTGAATAGAGACCTACGGGAATGGCTTTGGCCGCGTTTTCGAGCGTGTAGCAAATAAACGCACCGTTCAAATAAAGAGAGCCCATGATAGCCTTTTCTGTGCGGGTATAGCGTACTAGCGTGAACATGATTCTATCCTATCTTATCCTATGGTTTCCCACTTTGCCGAAACGTAGCGGCGCACGTTGTAGCCGTCGTTTCCCCAATGGTTCTTTCCACCGGCGAAGATTTCTATTCCCTTGTCGGCGCAACCCGCCACAAAGCGGCTCATGCCCCAGCAACGCCACATGCCGCGTAAAATGTCGTCCACCTCCTCGCGGCTCAATTTCACTGGTTCGTGCTCGCCCTCGACAATTCCCTTAAGGATGTAAAGTACATCGTGGGCAGTCGGTGCCGCGTTGTAATCGTCGTCACCTTTACGCCATTGAGGCACAAGGAGCGACACGGGCCAGAACGTAGATGCGCCGTCCGTCATGAAATGCGGGTGAATCTTGATTACCAGCTTTGCGCGTTCCTTTTTCCCGTCGGTGAACGTGCGGGTGAGCCAAATATCTATTATCGCCTTGCCGCAAAATTCGAAGGGCCGATTTTCGGTAGTGACAAGGGGTGTCACCGTGTAGGATTCTACCGTGCATTTTGTCCGTCTGTTAGCCATGGTTCAACAATACCTCGCTTATGATAAACAGAACCGCGAAAGAAACGACAAGCGGCGTCATAGCGGCGTCATAGCGTACCGTTCCCGTCTATTGGAAGGTTGAACTTGATTTTGAGTGCGCCGAGAATTTCACGGAGTAGCCCGTTTGTTTCCTTTATTTCGCCTTCCAGCGCCGAGAACTTTTCCGTCCCTTCGTTTAAGCGGCGGTTATGGTTTTTTACTTCGTTTTTTAATACTTCGATTTTTGTGTTAAGTTGTTCGACTTGATTGTCACGCTGCTCCGCCGTTTGTTTTCGGGCTTTCACAATGTTTTCGGCTTCGGCCTTTGCCGCCCGTGCTTCCTTCAAACTTGCCAACGCCTTGACAAGCCCGGTAATGCCTGTTATTAAACCAGCTATACCGGCGATCAATTTTACAATGTCAACACCAGTTATATCCACAATCATATATCCTCAAAAAAATAGTTAATTAAGCCCAATGATACCACACCGAACCCATCCGCAAAAATGCGGTTATAGAATGGGACGGCATGGAGACCGTTTCGTAAGAAATAGCACCGCCACCTCCGCCGATTGTTCCATATTTAACATTTTGGGTGTTTGCGGTATCATTGACAACAAACCAAAGATGCCCGGTGCTTGCGCTTTGGTTGTAGAAATCATTATCCGCGTGTTCGCTACATACCCAGCAACCTTCGCCGCCGCCAACGGCTCCGCTTAAAAGGAGTTGCTTAATTCCAAGATACCCGTCTATACTTGTGTCGTGTAAATTGCTTTTTCCGCTGACATTAAGCGTTTTGTCAATGGATAAATCCGCGTTAATGTCCACATCCTTTTCAAAAGCACATTTTGCAA